TTACCGCGTGAACAGCTTCAGACGCTCCAAGGCGACAATCAGCATCCCCTCAACAGCTTCATCAGGATCAGACAAAACATCTTTTGCCGATATCCTGTAAACCTCAAGCCCCTTCTCTCTAAGCCATTGATCGCGAAATATATCCCGTTCAGGCCGGTCGCCAATATCATGCGCCATGCCGTCGATCTCGATAATCAGCCGGGCTTTTGAACAGTAAAAATCCGCCACATAGGCGCCGATTGGATATTGCCTGCGGAATACCGGTTTGTCGGATTGGCGGTGTTTTAGGAGTGTCCATATAAGCATTTCAGGCAGGGACATGTCTGCGCGTAATGTCTTGGCAAATGAGCGTGTGTCGCCGTTCATTTTACCCCCTCTTTTATTTGATCAGTTTGATCAAATAAAAGCTCCCCCTGCAACAGGGGGAGTTCTAAAGCTATCCCCGTTCTAATCCCCGGCGTTTGGGGGTGTGTCATATTCGGTGCATGGAAACGACACCGGCCCTCCCTCCCAAAGAAATCAAGACGCTTAAGCGCGAACACATCAACCGGCTGCTCATTCTGGCGGATCGGATGGTGACGGATGCGGAAAAGCTTAAGCGATGCACGGAACCGGCAGACATCGAAAAACACGCCAAGGCGCTTTTGACCGTGACTAAGACCGTGGCGGAAATCCACGATCTGGCCACGCGCACCGAAGCGTCCTGCGGAGACACGGATATGAATGACCCCGAATATGACACAGATAACGGGCCAGACGGCGGAACCGATACCCTTGCCGACTGGCGCAGCTTTTTTGAACGCAAACTCGATCGCCTTGCTGACACCGCAGGCGAGGCAGACGTGGCTGAACAGCCTGACGATCGAGCAGTTCAAACACCTCCATAAGACCTGGGCTTTCTGGGCCCGTCCCGTGCAATTGGCGCCGGAGGGCGACTGGAAAACCTGGCTGTTCTTAGGCGGGCGCGGGGCGGGCAAGACGCGGGCAGGTGCAGAATGGCTGTCGGCCTGCGCTACAAAACGGGCGCGGCTGGCCCTGATCGGGCCGACCCTGCATGATGTGCGCGAAGTGATGATCGAAGGGCCGTCGGGCCTGATGGCCATCGCGGCGGACGATATGCGGCCCACCTTTGAGCCATCACGCCGAAGGGTGAAATGGCCTAATGGCGCCATCGCCTACACCTTTTCGGCGGAGGAGCCGGAACGGTTGCGCGGGCCGCAGTTTCACCATGCCTGGGCCGATGAGTTTTGTGCCTGGCGGTCTGCGTCGGAGACTCTGGCCATGCTGCGGATGGGGCTGCGATTGGGTGACGGGCCACGGCTGTGTGTGACGACGACGCCCAAGCCGATCCGGGCGCTGAAAACCCTGATGGCGGAGGCGGGCGTTGAGGTGGCGCGGTCCGCCACGTCTGAGAATAAGGCCGGATTGTCCGAAGGGTTTTTGGAGAGCCTCAATGCCATTTACGGCGGCACGCGGCTGGCGGCACAGGAACTGGAGGGCGTGATTGTCGATAGCGATGATCAGGCTTTGTGGCGGGCCGAAGATATTGCGCGCTGTTATGGGCCGCGTCCGCCGCAGCTTGATGTGGTCGTTGTGGCGGTTGATCCGCCGGTCAGCGATCACGGCGATGCCTGCGGGATCGTGGTGGCGGGGCGCAGAGACCGGCGCGGTTATGTGCTGGAGGATGCGACTTTGGAGACGCCTTCGCCAAATGCCTGGGCCAATCAGGTGGTCGAGATGGTGGCCAAACATGGCGCTGACCGGGTGGTCGCCGAAGGCAATCAGGGCGGCGAAATGGTGCGCAGCATTTTAGCGACCGCCGGGTGCGAGGTGCCGATTGAGATCGTCCATGCGCGGGTCGGAAAGCGTGCCCGGGCTGAACCGGTGGCCGCCCTTTATGAGCAGGGGCGGATCACGCACTGCGGGTCGGGCCGGTTCCTTAAGCTGGAGGAAGAGATGATGGCGTTAGGGCGGGGTGAGGGTGGGAAAAGCCCCGCCAAATCACCAGACCGGGCGGATGCGCTGGTGTGGGCGCTGACGGCGCTGCTGATCACCGGACGGGCCGAGCCGAGGCTTAGCCGGTTGTAATCACCTGAACCGTTTCTCCGCCCCATGAAATGGGGAGGGGGACCATCAAGCATAGCGAAGATGGTGGAGGGGTAAAATGGCGGAAATACCCCTCCGTCTGCTCGTTTTACTCGCATCCACCTCCCCACGTCGTAGGGAGGAGAAAGAGAGATTATGTCAAAATTTCTAAACCGCCTGTTCGGACGGGTGGAGACCAAACAAAGTGAAGCGCGCAGCCTGATCGCTGTATCGCAGATGGGCAAGGCCCAGTGGACACCGCGCGATTATGCGTCGCTGGCGTCCGAAGGCTTCATGAAAAATGCCGTGGCGTATCGCTGCGTGCGCATGATCATTGAGGCCGCAGCCTCGGTGCCGTTACGGGTTGAGCATGACGGTCAGCGGGTGACCGATCATCCATTGTGCCGCCTGATTGAACGCCCCAATGCCGAGCAGGGCGGGGCGGATCTGCGCGAGGCGATTTACGGATCGCTGCAAACCGCGGGCAATGCCTATGTTGAGGCTGCTGTTATAGATGGTTCTCCGTTTGAGCTGTGGAACCTGCGGCCCGACCGGATGCAGGTGGTGCCGAACGCCAAGGGCTGGCCCGAAGCGTATCAATATAGCGTGGGTGGTCAAAAGATTGCCATTGGCCGCGATGAGGCGGGCTGGCTCAAGGTGTTGCATCTGAAACTCTATCATCCGCTCGATGACTGGTACGGGTTCTCGCCGCTGGAGGCCGCCGCCTTTTCGATTGATGTCCACAATGCGTCGGGCGCCTGGAACAAGGCGCTGCTCGATAATTCGGCGCGGCCATCAGGCGCGCTGGTCTACGGCGCCAAGGGTTGTGAGCGCCTGACCGAAGATCAGTTTGCGCGCCTGAAAGCCGAACTGGCTGAGGCCCATGCGGGTGTCAACAATGCCGGTCGGCCGCTGCTGCTCGAAGGCGGGCTAGACTGGAAGCCGATGTCGCTGACACCCGCCGATATGGATTTTATCGACGGCAAGCACGCGGCGGCGCGCGATATTGCGCTGTCGTTCGGGGTGCCTGCGCAGTTGCTGGGGATACCCGGCGATAATTCCTACGCCAACTATCGTGAGGCCAATGGCGCGTTCTGGCGGCATACCATTTTGCCGCTGGTCGAGAAAACGACGCGGTCGCTGAGTGCGTGGCTTGAGCCGAAATTCGGCGGTGCGCGCATTGTTTGCGACCTTGAGGGTTTGCCCGCCTTGACGGCAGAGCGCGATGCTTTGTGGGCGCGGCTGGAGGCGGCGAGTTTCCTGAGCGAGGCCGAGCGGCGACAACTGGCGGGATTGGCCGATGTGAAGCGTGAGGACTGCGATGACTGAGGTATTTGGCGTGCCGATCACGGTTGTGGTCACGGTCATCGTCCACACGGCGTTTGTGCTGTTGTGGGTCGGGCGGATGTCGGCGCGGATTGAGGCCACTGAGAAACGGCTGGAACAACAGGCCGGTCTGACCGAGCGGTTGGCGCGGCTGGAGGAACAGTCTTTGGCCACGCGGGCCTCGCTGGAGCGGATCGAAACCAAGCTGGATCGGGGGCATCTATGATCATTGAGGGCTATGCGTCAAAGTTCTTTGAGCGCGATCTGAATGACGATGTCGTGGTGCCGGGGGCGTTCAAAGCGTCGCTGACCCGCACCGGGTCTGAGGGCGTGAAGATGCTTTATCAGCATGGTTCCGCCACGCCGGTAGGTGTCTGGGATGAGGTGTCTGAGGACGCGACGGGATTGTTTGTACGCGGGCGGGTGTTTGACCTGACGCCGGAAGCGCGCCTGGTGCAAAGCCTGATCCGGGCTGGGGCGCTGGATGGCCTCTCCATCGGCTTTCGCACGTTGAAATCGAGACCGGATGAGACGCGGCGGTTGCGCGTCCTGACCGAGATCCAGCTATGGGAAGTGTCGTTTGTGACTTTTCCGATGCTGCCGAGTGCGCGCCTGATGCGGGTGCGGGAAGCGGCGTAAAGTTTCGGGGTTTGGGGTCTGAGACCCCAAGACTTTGATCTGATTTTTACAAGGAGACATGAATGAAAGAAATGAAACAAGCGACAGCCTCGCCCGAAGTGCGGGCCGCGTTGCACGAAGTGTTGAGCGCGTTTGAGGCGTTCAAGGCCACCAATGATGCGCGGTTAAGCGCCATTGAAACCAAACGCGGTGACGGGCTGATCGACGATAAACTTGAGCGCATCGAAGGTGGGCTGCAAGCCGCTGAGGCTCGCCTGAACCGGCTGTTGAGCCTGAAATCCCGCCCGGCCGTTGAGGCGGGTGAAGCGCGCGAAGCCGCCATGACCGAGGCCAAATCGGCCTGGGATGGTTATCTGAAATCCGGTCGTGTCACGCTGGAGCTTAAGGCCGGCCTATCGACCGCATCGGGTTCGGGGGCTATGGCACCGGTGGAAACCGAGCGTTTCATTGAGCGCCGTCTGGCACAAGTATCGCCTATGCGCTCTTTGGCCACGGTGCGGACTGTCGGGGCGGCGACGTTTAAAAAACCGATCTCGACCGTTGGTGTCGTCGCCAACTGGGTAACGGAAACCGCCGCGCGCCCTGAGACCGATCCGTCAACCCTGAACCTTTTGGAGTTTCCGGCGGCGGAGCTTTATGCGGCGCCTGCGGCCACTCAGGCGCTGCTGGATGATGCGTTCATCAACCTTGATGAGTGGCTGGCATCCGAGATCGAAGACAGCTTTGCCGCACAGGAAACGGCGGCCTTCGTCAACGGCGACGGCGTCAATAAGCCCAAAGGGTTCCTGAACTATACCACAGCCGCCGATGCGTCGGCGACCTGGGGGCAGATCGGCCATATCGCATCAGGCGCTGCGGGCGCGTTTGCCGCGTCTTCGCCGGTCGATGCGCTGATCGATTTGATCTATGCGCCCAAGTCGCAGTACCGCAGCAATGCGCACTTTGTAATGAACCGCCGCACCGCCGCCCGCATCCGTAAGTTTAAGGATGCTGACGGTAATTACATCTGGCATCCGGCGACCCAGGCCGGGCAATTGCCGCTGCTGCTCGGCTATCCGGTGCAGGAGATCGAGACCGTGCCGGATATCGCGGCGAACTCCCTGTCGATCGCGTTTGGTGACTTTGCCAAGGGTTATCTGATTGTCGATCGTGCCGGCTTATCGGTGCTGCGTGATCCGTATTCGGCCAAGCCCTACGTGCTGTTTTACACAACCAAGCGCGTTGGCGGCGGGGTTCAGAATTTTGATGCCATTAAAGTCATGAAGTTTGCGGCATCGTAGCTTTAAAAGCCTCCCCTGATCTCAGGGGAGGGGAACCATCAAGCGAAAGCGAAGATGGTGGTGGGGTTAAATCCCCGTCTTAACCCCCTCTGTCACTTCGTGACATCTCCCCCTGAAATCAGGGGGAGGGCTTTCCTCAAGGATTTCCAACATGTCCGATCCTGTTTCGCTCAGTGAAGCTAAGCTGTTCCTGCGTGTGTCTCATGATGAAGAAGACACGCTGATCACCACCCTGATCGCGGCTGCCAAGGCACGGCTAGAGACAGCGCTTGGGCTTGTGCTCGATGAGATGTCACCGTCACCGTTACGGCTGGCCGTGCTTAATCTGGTGGCCGAAGGCTACCAGTCGCGCGGGGAGATGGCGCTCGAATCTGTCGAGCCGTGGATCGCGGCCTATCGTCAGGTGCGGCTATGACTTTATCCCCGCTCAAGGCCCGCGATCTGCAAACCCCGGCGCGCTGTTACAGCGTCACCTCGACCGAGACGGCGCAAGGCGGGCGGCTCAAAACCCGCACGCTGACCGGCACGATCTGGGGCGATTTTCAGCCGGATGTTCCCGCCTTTGTCACCGGCACCGATGGCCGCGGTTATGTTGTTCAGACCGCTACCTTCATCGTCCGTACACGGGCCGGTATGGCGCCGAAAGATGAGCTTCATCTCAAGGGCGCCTATTGGATTATCTGGTCGATTGATGAGGGGGTGGATCAGAATTTCCGCCTTCGCATCGAAAGAACCGTTTGATCATGAACCCGCTCAATGCGCTGCAACAGGCGCTGATTACCCACCTGCGCGCCCAGGATAGTCTCAAACTTTGGCTGGGCAATGCCGTCCGCGTCTATGACGAACTGCCCGAAGAAATCATCCATCCTTACGTCACCCTTGACCGGGTTGAGGCCCGGCCTCTGGCGGGAAACGGCGATGAGATTACCGAGCAGATTGTGACGTTATCTTGCGTGTCGCGTTTTTACGGCACCGAAGAAGCCAAGGCCGTGGCGGCGGAGCTGCGGGTCATTCTCGATCAGGCCCAACTGACGCTGGAGGGTAATCGGCTGGCGAACCTCCGGGTCTCTTACGTCGATGTATTCCGTGGCACCGATCAGCGCACGATCTACGGCGTGGTGCGCGTGCGGGCTGTGACTGAATCTAACTAGAAAGGACAACCACATGGCCCTGCAAAAAGGCCGCGATATGTTGCTGAAAATTGCCGACGGCGAAGCGTTTGTGACGGTCGCCGGATTGCGGGCGCGCACCATTTCGCTCAATGCCCGCACGGTCGATGTGACCGACTCTGAGAGCGCTGGCGGATGGCGTGAACTGCTGTCGGGCGCGGGCGTCAAGGCCTTGTCGGTGTCGGGTTCGGGCGTGTTTCGTGATGCCGCGTCCGATGCTTTGATGCGCGAGGCGTTTTTCGCGCAAAACCAAAAGACCTGGCAACTGATCGTGCCGGATTTCGGTCGCTTTGAGGGGCCGTTTTTGATCGCATCACTCGATTACGCCGGTGATCATGACGGCGAGGCGACCTTTGCCATGACGCTGGCCTCGGCGGGGGAGATCAGTTTTGTCGCGATTTAACCCCGCTCGCGGCGAGGTTTTGGCGACCCTTGGCGGGCGTGAGGTGCGGCTGTGCGTGACCCTGCGGGCGCTGGCCATGATGGAGCATCATTTCGGAGTGACCGGGCTGGAAGCACTGGGGGCGCGGCTTAAATCCTTGAGTGCGGCTGATTTTTCGGTTGTGCTGATGGCGCTGAGTTTAGAGGACATCACCGCCCTCGATATCGGCTTTCAGGAAGCGCTCGATGCGGTTGTCGCCGCGTTCGGTGCGCTGTGATGAATATTGGTTGGGAACAGCGTCTGCGGCAGGCGGTGGTAGAGATCGGGCTGACGCCTGCGGATTTCTGGGCGCTGTCGTTAAACGAATGGCTGGCCCTGATTACCCCGCCCACAGCGCCAAACCTGCCGCGCGATGATCTGCACACTCTGATGTCATTATTTCCGGACGATAAGAAATGAACGGTTTCGATAATTTTACGCAAAGCGTCAATGCGGCGGCGGTCGCTCTGAAAGGTCTGGAAGGCCCCGCTCAGGAAAGTGCCGATGCCATTGATCAGGCATTCTCAAAAGCCGGGGAATCTCTGGCCAGGTCGCTTGGGCGGGCAGCGTCTGACGGCAAGATTTCCATGGCCGAACTGGCGTCTGCGGTCATCAGCGCCGTCAATGCCGCGGGCCGGTCTTCGGGTGGCGGTCTGGGCGATGTGTTGTCCGGTATCGGCAGCGTCTTTTCGGGGGCGCGCGCCGATGGCGGGCCGGTGACACGCGGCGGCGCTTACCTGGTCGGGGAACGTGGACCGGAGCTGTTTCGGCCGGCCACATCCGGGTCAATTGAGACGGGCGCGGGCGGACAGCAGGTCAATATCACGCTCAATGTCAGTGGCGGCGGTGAGGGGCTTATCCGCTCCGAAGCCCAGATCGCCAGCGCGCTTAATCGGGCCGCACGGTTGGGGTTGCGGTAACTCTCCTCCCTACGCAGTGGGGAGGTGGCGCTGAGCCTGCGAAGCGACGGAGGGGTGCCTTCGTCAGCGCAATCCCCCTCCGTCTTTTGCTAACGCAAAATCCACCTCCCCACTGCGTAGGGAGGAGAAGGGCTTATAATGACTTTTCACGATATTCGGTTTCCGGCGCGGCTGGCCTTTGGGTCGGGGGTGTCGATTGAACGCAAGACCGAGATTACGTCACTGGCGTCCGGTCATGAACGTCGCATTAGTCCGTGGGCGCAAGGCCGCCGGCATTATCTGATAGGTGCCGGCGTGCGCTCTCTGACGGATGCAGCAGAGCTGCTCAGTTTCTATGAGGCGCGCGAAGGGCGGCTATATGGCTTCCGGTTCAAGGCCTTTGCCGACTTCAAAAGCGGGGCGCTCAATTCCGCACCGTCACCCACTGATCAGGTCATCGGCTCAGGCGATGGTGTGCGAAAAATCTTTCAACTGACCAAGGCTTACGGTGCGGTTATGCGCCCGATAACCAAGCCTGTCGAAGGTACGGTGACGGTCGCGGTGAACGGCGTGGAGACTACGGCCACGGTCGATCACGCGACGGGCGTGGTGACATTCAGTGTGGCACCGGTTGCGGGCGCGGTTATTTCGGCGGGTTTTGAATTTGATGTGCCGGTCAGGTTTAATTCCGATCGCATCGAAATGACACTGGAAAGCTTTGAGGCCGGTCGCGTGGCGGCGGTGGCGTTGATTGAGATCAGGGGATAATTCATGCGCAACTTACCCGTATCTATGAACTCCGCGCTTCAGGCCGGGGCGGCGAAGCTATGTCATGTCTGGCTGATCACGCGGCGAGATGGCGTGACGCTTGGGTTCACCGATCATGACGCAGATTTGACGTTTCAGGGGGTACTGTGTGTGGCGGCAACGGGCCTCACCAAAGGGGCAGTCGAACAAACGCTGGGGGGCGAAGGCTCAGGCGCCGTGTCTGGTATTTTAAGTGATGATCGCATCACGCCTGCGGACGTTGAGGCCGGGCTATATGACGAGGCGGCGATCCGCGAATATGTTGTCGATTGGACAGCACCGGATCAGTTCGTGCTGATGTCGTCCGGCACTCTGGGGCGGATTGAGGCGCGCGGCGGTATGGGTGAGGGCGCATCGTTTGTCGCCCATATCGAAGGCCCGGCGGCGAAGCTTAATCGCGTCATCGGGCGCCGGTTTACTCACCTGTGTGATGCGGCGCTGGGGGATGCGCGTTGTGGCCTGAGCGCACCGTTGGGGCCGTGTGATAAGCGGTACCGCACCTGCCGCGAAGTTTACGCGAATACGCATAATTTTCGCGGTTTCCCTGACCTGCCAGGGGAGGATTTTCTGACCCTGTATCCGCGCGCAGGTGACGCGCTGGATGGGGCGTCGCGCCGGCAGGGTTCAGGGCGGTGACTGTGCACATAGCCGACATCGCCCGCACCTGGATCGGCACGCCCTATCAGCATCAGGCCAGCCTCAAAGGCGTCGGCTGTGACTGTGTGGGGCTGATCCGCGGGGTGTGGCGCGAGATGTATGGCGATGAGCCAATGACCTTGCCGCCCTATAGCCCTGACTGGGCTGAGGTCGGCGGGCGTGAAATCCTGATTGACGGTTTGGCGCAGCATTTCGAGCCGATACCTCTGACTAAGGCTAGCGCAGGGGACGTGCTGATCTTTCGCATGAAAGCGGGCGCGGTGGCCAAGCATGCGGCGATTTTGCTGCACGATTTTGGCGATCCGCGTGCGCAGATTATCCATGCCTACTGGGGCCATGCAGTGGTGGCGTCGTGGCTCAGGCCGTTCTGGCAAAAACAGGCGGTGGCGGCGTTTCGTTTTCCGGTTTTGGGGTCTGGGGTCTGAGACCCCAGGTCTTTTTTCTTAATTTGGATTCCCAATGGCACAGGTTATTTTAAGCACGGTCGGCACCTATTTGGGCGGGCCGGTCGGCGGGTTTATCGGCGCGCAGTTAGGCTCCGCTATCGACAAAACCATCGTCAATTCGCTGTCACCCACCCGCACGGTCGGGCCGCGCCTTAGCGGTGTGCGCCTGAACGCCAGTGCGCAGGGCGAGCCGGTAAAGCAGGTGTTTGGCCGCGCGCGCGTGGCGGGTACGGTCATCTGGGCGGCGGGGTTGAAAGAAAACCGCACCACGACCCGCGCCAGTAAATCGTCACCGAAAACCGAGAGCTTTACCTATAGCCTGTCGATGGCCGTGGGGCTTTGCGAAGGGCCGATTGACGGCATCGGGCGCATCTGGGCCGACGGGCAATTGCTGGATCAGTCGAAGTACGCCTACCGCCTGTATTTGGGTGACGACGACCAGATGCCCGATGCCGCGATTGAGGCGATTGAAGGCCATGCCCCGGCCTATCGGGGCTTAGCCTATCTGGTGTTTGAAGATTTGCCCCTGACCGAATTTGGCAATCGTCCGCCCAATATGTCGCTTGAGGTTTTCCGCTGCCCAAGGGGTGAGTACGATGATCTGGAAAGCCTGATTGACGGGGTGTGTTTGATCCCTGGCGCAGGTGAATTCATCTATGCAACGCAGCCCAATGCCGTGCGGGAGGGGCTGACCGGGGCGCGCTTTGAGACCCAAAATACGCAGGATGGCCGCACGGATTTTTTGGTGTCGTTGGCGCAGTTGAAGACGCATCTGCCGAACGTCAAACGGGTCAATCTGGTCATAAGTTGGTTCGGTGATGACCTGCGCGTGGGGGAATGTAAGATCAAGCCGGGGGTCGAGCAGGCGGTGAAGGTCACCACGCCGCTGACATGGTCCGTGGACGGAGTATCGCGGGAAGACGCCTATCTGATCAGCACGATTGATGACCGGCCGGTATACGGCGGCACCCCGTCGGATCAGACGGTGGTAGCAGCGATTCAGGCGCTTAAGGCCGAAGGCTATGAGGTCACGCTGATCCCGTTTATCCTGATGGATGTGCCGGCGGATAATGATCTGCCCGACCCTTATGGGGCTGTGCGGCAGGCGGCCTTTCCGTGGCGCGGGCGGATCACATCGGTTGAGGACGGCACGGCGGCGGTGGCGGCACAGGTCGATCAGTTCTTTGACAGCGTGTGGGGTTTTAAGCGCTTTGTGCGCCATGTGGCGGACTTAAGCGTGCAGGCCGGTGGGGTCGATGCCATTGTGCTGGGGTCGGAAATGCGCGGGGTGACGACGCTGCGGTCGGGGGCCGGTGTCTATCCGGCGGTCGGGCATTTGCGGGCGCTGGCGGCAGAGGTGCGCAGCCTTGTGGGTGTAGACACGCAGATATCTTACGGCGCTGACTGGAGTGAATATTTCGGCCATCAGACGGGCGGCGATGTGGTCTTTCACCTTGATCCTCTGTGGACGGACGATAATATCGATTTTGTCGGCATTGACTGGTATGCGCCGCTCACCGATTGGCGGGACGGCACACATCTGGATGCGGGTGAGGCGGCCAATATCTATGATCAGGACTATCTCAAAAACCGTGTGCGTGGCGGCGAAGGCTTTGACTGGTACTATGCGTCGGACGCGGCTCGTACCGCGCAAACACGTACACCGATCACGGATGGCGCCTATGGTGAACCGTGGGTTTACCGGCCCAAGGATATCTTAAGCTGGTGGTCGAACGCGCACCATAACCGCATCGGTGGGGTGCGGTTCGCGACCCCGACCGCGTGGATGCCGCAGTCCAAGCCGGTGCGCTTTATCGAATATGGCTGCGGTGCGATTGATAAGGGCCCGAATGCACCCAACCTGTTTCTCGATCCCAAAAGCTCGGAAAGCCATGTGCCGCCGTTTTCCAATGGTGTGCGGGACGACCGCGCCCAGAGGGCCTATCTTATGGCGCTGGCGTCCTATTACGGTGAGGCGGCGAATAATCCGGTCAGTGCGGTCTATGGCGGGCGGATGATCAGCGGCATGGAAGTCTGGTGTTGGGACGCGCGACCATACCCGTATTTTCCGCAAAAGGCTGATCTGTGGGGTGATGCCGGCAACTGGCGCACGGGGCATTGGTTGAATGGTCGGGTCGGGTCGGGTGAAGTGCGTAATCTGATTGCCGATATTGCGCGGCAATCCGGCGTCACCAACCTTGATCTAACCGAGGTGGAGGGCACCATCGACGGCTATGTGATCGAGCAGCCGATGTCAGGTTTTGAGGCTTTATCGCCGGTGTTGTCCTATCTGGGGCTGGAGATTGCCGAGCGTGGCGGCGGTGTGGCGCTGCTGTCATCGCGGCATGGGGTGGACCGCGATATGCTGCGCGCTGAGCTGGCCTATCAGGATCGTAACCCCGTCATGGCGCGGCGTGATCTGATTGAGGTGCCGGGACTGTTGACTCTGCGGGCCTACGATCTTGACCGCGACTATCAGCTTCAGGCCGTGACGATGCGCCATGATGAAGTTGCCGGTGCCGATCGGATCAGCGTCGACTTGCCGCTGGCATTGACTGCCGGACAGGCGGCGGATCATGCCGATTGCCTTTTGTCGGCCATGCAGCGGGTGCGCCATACGGTGATGTTGGATATCGACCCGCTCGACTTGCTGCGGCTGGAGGTCGGGGATGGGCTTGTGTTGGAAGGTGATGTCCGCGCCTACCGCATCACCGCGATTGAGGCGGGTGAGCAACCGACGGCGACCCTTGTGCCCGCGGCGGTGAAGCGGACTTGGCCCGATGCTGAGCCGGATGGGGCGACGGGTGGTGCCATCACCCAGCCGATCATAACGGGTTTGCGCCTAATAGACGTGCCGCCGTTTACGGCTGAGGATAAGGCCACGCCGGTGCTGATCCCGTCGGCCGCGCCGTGGCAGGGGGCCGATATCTATGCGGGCGCGGATACAGGCAGTTTGCGTCTGCGCGGTCGGGTGCAGGTGACCGGCGGAGTGGGTTACACGCTTATGCCGCTTATGCCGCAACGGGCGCATTGCCTGCATGAGGCAGCACATCTGGATATTTATTTGGAAGGCGACGCACCCGTCAGTGTGTCGGAGCCGGAGCTTCTGGCCGGAAGGAACCGGCTTTGTGTGCGGGCGATAAACGGCGAATGGGAGATCATCCAGTACCGCACGGCCACTCTGCTGTCGGCCCGTACCTATCGCCTGAGCGGGTTGATGCGCGGGCAGTTTGGTACACTCAATGCTTTGGACGCAGGCATTGCGAACGGTGCCGAAGTCATCACCTTGCCCGATGAAACGACCCGCGCTGATATGAACACCGATGAGATTGGTCTACCGCGCCTGTGGCGTGCCGGTATGATCGGCTTTGGCGGGGCGGCCTTGGGCGCGGTTGATATCACGGCGACATGGGAGGGGCTTTCCTTAAGGCCACGCGCACCGGTGCATGGGCGGGTG